TTCGCACCAGAACCCTGACTCAAGTTAAGCGATTGCAAGATACACTCATAGCCAAGTTCCTTGCCAGTGTCCATTGTCGTCTTGCCGGGACCAAGGTATTTGGTTTCGATGAGAAACACGGGCAGCCCGTTTTGAATGGTTCGCTTCAGCGCGGCACGAATGTAATCAACAGACAACGTTTCTGGCAATGTGCCGTCAGTTTTGGTAGCTTGCGTGTCAATCGTATAATTGCTACGAAACTTAACCAACGGCACCTCGTAGTCGCCCATTGCTTTCCCAGCCAGCCCGCGCATAACACGGTCAAAACTAAGTAGGCTATAATTGTCCAACACACCTGTCAACGTCATCGACGGGTTATTGACGATGACGTGATCGGTAATGTTGAGCTTAGTGTCAACAGGAAACTTTGTAGAGCTTGCCGAATAACTTTCGGCAAAACTCTTCGTGCTTGACAGCCGAATGTAGTCTCCGTCAACAAGCCTTAAGCTGTACAAGTACATTTTGTCTCCTTATTTACACTAAGCCGGAAGCGTTGTATCAATACTTGCCACGCCAAGCGGATTGTAGCCGCCTGCGATAAAGTCACTTGCGCGGTTGCCCTGCTGGACGACTGCGCCATTCGGGCCGACAAAAATGCTAAACTGCTGCTGCAAGTTTGCTGCCGACGTTGGAGGACGGAACGGGGTCGGAGCAGTTTGTTGCTGCAACGATTGCAACGCAGCACCCATGTCCGTAGTGAAGCCCGGCACAGACAGTGGTGTGCCATTTTGTTGCGCTGTGTCGTTGTTACCCCAAAACTTCAGCCAGCCAAACTTCTCAGAGAAGAAGTTGCTCACTCCCATTTTGGCTTCGAACAGAGCTGCCCGCATACGAATAAAAGCCAACTCCATCCTTGTGACGCCAAGGTCAACAGCGGCAAACACCACTTGCATCCCGGCACCAAGAAGCGTAAACCAACTGTCCTCACCTTTGTAATACTTGGTGAGCTGGTTGGACACAAACAAGATAGCCGTCAGCGCAGCGATGATTGGGTGCCGTTTAATAAGCATCCCTAGCCAAGTAAACGCCGTCCCAAGTAAACCAACAGCACCACGGGCTGCCAAAATGTAGTCACGCGCTGTCAAAAACCCACGGCCAAAGATAGCAATAGCTGCGATTGCGGGACCAATAAGCAGCATAAACCACTTGAACAACTCGACAACGGTGTCTTTGAAAACGATGGCACCGATTTTCAAGTATTCAAACCCGTCGTAAGCGTCTTTCAGAAACTTACCAAACGCCTTGGCGTACGGCAAAATAATCTTCAAACCCTTCGCAATGTCGTCAAAAAGCGTAGCAACAAACTGGTCAAGTCCACCCTCCATAACCTGAAGGGAAAACTCAGCCCAAGCGTTTTTGGCGCGAATCTGAGCAGCTTGTGACGACTGTTGATACATCTCGACAGGCGAGCGGCCAAGTTCGTCACGCATCCGTGTCGATTCTTCTCCCATGAGCATTAGGGCTTTCTGGATAGTGTCAATCCCTACCTTGCCCTTCTCCATCGCCTTAAAGAGTTTTGCCGTGTCGTTGCCAAACCCGGCAGCTTGTGCAAACAGGTCGATAACACCCGGCAACCCGTGTTCAGCAAGCTGACCTTTCAGTTCTTCGGCAGTAACCTTTTGCTTACTCAGCATCTGGTTGATAGCCGTCGTAGCGCCTTTTTGCTGTTCTGCTGACAAACGGTTGGCCAAGAAGTATTGGTTCATGCCTGTGAACATGGCGCGAATCTGGCCGTCACCGAAACTCTTTTTGGCGGCACCAAACATTTGAGCGTATCCGCGCGAAGAGTCGGTGTAGTCCAAGCCAAGCCTGTCAGACTCTTTTCTGACAAAATCACGGTTGACAAGGTAGTTGTCGAGTGTGCGACTAACAGCCAACATTTGCGCATTCGCGCCTTGGGTTTCTCGCCCTGTTGTCAGGATGCTGTTTGCTGCGTACCCGGCTGTCATAACGCCGCCGCCAGTGATGCCAGCAGCCAACCCTAACCCGCGTCCGAAACGTCGCAGGAACGGCGCAGCAGCGCCACCTAGGGCCATTGCAGCGGCAGGACTTACGCCACCACTGTCGCCGCCACCGCCACCACCGCCCCCGGTGATGTTGCCGGAAGAAGTGTGGCGCACATGTACGTTGACAATGCGATGACTGTTCGCAATAACCCATTGCAACGTCGGATCGTTTTGGCCAGTGACACGCAGGTTAACAGACAGCACCTTGCTCGACACGCCCTTCAGTGCGTCAACAATCGGTTTGATGCGGGCGGCAGCTACAGCAGATTCCCTACCCAAGTTAACCAGTTGCTGGCGAAACTCTGCAGCGTTCGTGGCACCCTTCAGCAGCCTAGATACAATTGTACCTACGTTGCGTTCGAATACAGGAGAGAATCCTTTATAGTTTTCCGCTGCATCGTTGAACTTCGTAAAAGCATTGGCAAGTTTGTCTACGTCCGTAGCAACCTTGCCGAATTTGGAATCAATCTTGACGCCATTTACTTGCGACACAGCACCACTCGTTGCTGAGTAAAGCGAATTAAACGACTTCTTGGTTTCATCAAGTTTCTGCTTAAGTTTACCAACTTCGGTAGACACCGATTGGATAGTCACTTTGAAGTCTTTTGCGAACGTCTTGGTGCCAGAGAAATTGTCACGCAGCTCTTTAACGCTGTCGGCAAAATCTTTCGAATTGATGGACCAGTCGATTGTTTTGATTTCAGCAGCGACAATTTTTATCTTGTCGGCAAACGAAACAACCTTGCCTTCCAGCCCTTCGATGCTTTTCCCTGCCGTGTCCATCCGCGCTTCGGCACTTGTCAACCTATTGATAAATGCTGTCAGCCCGCTTTCGTCAACTGCGAAAGAAACCTTACCAACTACGGCTCCACCAATCATACATCCCCCTTCAATTATTGCCGACTGGCTTTCTCGTATTCGTCACGCAGTGTAGAGTTTGCTTCCAACACCTCTAACATGTCGTACACGTCTGCAACAGAATATACTGTTTGCAGCTCGTACAACGTCGCCAAACGAGGGTCAGCAGTGATGATGGTGTATATCTCCCACTGCTGAGAAAACGTGTCATAAACCCTGTCAGCAGCAGGGGAACTTAGCCCTGATTCTGTGCTTGGACGCCGATACCGAGCTTTTTTAGTACGTCACCATAGTTTACTTTCAGCACCTCGACAACAAGCGAATACAGTGCGCTGTAGTTCCCGGCAAACTCTTGGTCAAAGTCGATGGCATATGCACCCTTGGTTACACGAGACATCAGCTTACGCAACAGGGCGGCAACGTCCACTTTGTCAAGGTTTTCAACAACGGATGCCACAATGGCACCAATATTCAGCTCAGATTCGCCTTTCTCGTTGGTGATGAAAGCGACAGACAGCGCATCACCGCACAGGCGCAGCAGTTCGGCTTTAATACGCAGGCCCTCGGTGGCGGCGAATTGGGTGATTTTGTAGTCAACGTTGTCGATGGTTACGTCAAATTGGTCAATCATAATCTTTCCTCTCTCTTGAATAGCCGACTAATAGCCGACAAAATGCTGACAACAGTCAGCTAACTAAACGTTCAATGCAATAAAACTTCCAAGAAAACGTGTCCGCTTGGTTAACTGCGTATCCGATTGCTGGCTTGCCACTTGGGATACAGTAGCCCTGAATATTACGCACCTGCCGTTTATTTAAATCAGGCACCTGCGTGATAAGCGAAAACTCAGAAAACAACACTGTTTTCCCTGCCTCCAGAGAGTTGTTTTCGTTCAGTGAGCACCAATCGAAAAAGGCACTGTTGGCCTGACTGCTGTGTTGTAAAACAACAGACAACTCTTTGACAACAGTGCCAACACGACTGAAAGCCGGATCGAAAACACTAAGGCCACCTTCGGCTTCAAAGTAGGCTGGCGTTGTGTAGGTGATTGATTCTACACCGTCTACAACAATGTCACCAATGCGTAGCACAACTTTAGACGGGTCAACAACCCTTACGCTCATTGTAAGCCCCCTTTTTTGGCCGTATTGGCTATCAAAAGCCAAGCTCTTGTAACCCACCTTTCAAAATGTCAACAATACCGCTTCCTGCGCCCCACATTTCTGACAACACAATGCCAGCTTCAATAACGCGAGCAATCTTGGCGAACGTATCGTCGCTATCATTACCGCCAACAAAGATTTGGCCGCTAGTGGTGGTGAGTGTCCACGTCCTAGGCACCAGTGTATTACCAAACTCCATCTCTGGCGTGGCACTAATCCACGAGTTTGTGCAGAAGAATGTAGACCCACCCTTAGAATCCCGGATAAGGATCGGGAGCGGCACATAAAACGATTTTCGCAATGCAATGTCATTCAGTGTTGACAAAACATCATTAATTGCTGAAGTCTGTTGCAAGGTGAAAGTGATGTCAAATGTTTGCTTGTTTTGCAACGTAAGCTCAACACTGCCATCCATTGAAAACGACTCTTTATAGTTGTTTTCACGCTTCTTCACCTTGACAAAAGACCCGGCAGGAAAGCCAATAACCTTCTTGCCGAGAATATAACAATCGACATCAGCGGGTGAATACGTCAGGATACCCTTCGGCATATGTCACCCCTTATGTTTTAAATCCACTTAGGATCGACGGCAAACCCAAGGGCCTGCATGACGGCAACATCTTCAGCGTCCATCGGACCATTGCCACCCAGATAGGTAGAGCCACGGGTGCATTGAATCACCCAGTCACGGTTGGTGAGCGATTGGTTGAAGGTGGCTGTCGGTGGGACACCAATATACGCTTCAGGCGAGAAGAAAGTGGTACGGCCACTATTATCTTTCACTTGGATAGCGAAAATGCCGCTGCTGTCTTTACGACGTACATCGTATTCATGCAGGGCGGTGAGAACGTCGTTAGACGAGCTACCCTGCGACAGGTGCAGCGTAATCTTGCTACTGCGGTTGGCGCTGTAGACGCGCGTAGTGGTGTCATCTACGCCGGTTTGGTGTTCCCAAGTGTCAGTGGCACGTTCAATCGTCACTTTGCTGTCAGTGGAAAACCCGCTCAGCGTGTGCGACAAACCCAGCTTCTTGTGGATGATAGTGATTGTTACCTCATCGGCAGCGTAAGTTGCGAGGCGAGAAGAACCCATTTATTTGTCTCCTTATGCAGAAATTTTGCCGACAATACCATCGACATATTGGATGGCACCAGCCAGTTGCGCAGAGAACTCTACAGACGGCAGAATACGGCTGTCACGTTGTTGCGCAGTGAGTTCGTTTACGTCAGGCACCTTGGTTTTCGGCGCGGGATCGTTGGTCAGCAGGCCATTTTTAACGGCTTCATCAAGGACAACCTTGACAGCGGTTTCGATAGCAGCGACGCCATCGTTACGATAGGCAACCTTCTCGTTGGACAGCAGAACAAGGAACACAGACTCTTGAATACGCGCCTTCAGCCATACAATGCCGACATCCACGTCAAACCATTCACCAATGCCCGACTTGAAGTTGCCGTAGGTGACGTTCACGCCAGCAATCGAAGTGAAGATGTTGCTGTTTGCGTCCAGCAGGTCGGCTTCGTCAGAGGCAGAGTAGGTGGTTGGCAGGATGCCTTTCACTTGTTTGTAGGCCCATAC